GTTGGGGCCGACGATTAAAGCAAGAGACACTAGGGGGTTATTCATATTTTTTGAGTGGGAAAGCCCGGACGCACCCCCCGATGCGTCCGGGCAACCCGGATGATTCTGTAACTTACACGATCCGAACTAGTGAGCTGGCCGATCCCTTTGCCGCTCCGTAGATGAGGCAATAGGTGCGCTGCACGCTGCCGGTCACGAGCGAGTACGACTCGCGAACCTGGAGCGACAGACCGCTCTTGGCTTCCGTCACGTTGGCAACGGTGCCGCTGAACTCAACATTAGGAATCTCGGGCAGACGAGCCGCCACGATGATCGCCTCTTGTTGTGCGATGAATCCTTTGGATACCGCAGAAGGGAGTGAAGCGTAGTTAAACACGTTCACGCCGTGAATTTCGCCAAGGCTGGCGCCGCCGACGAGGTCGGTGGAGCGCTGGGCATTCGCCACCACTACGGAATCTTTGGAAAGATTGGCGTAGTTGGTAGGGCTGAGAACGGCAAACCGTCCACCCATAGGTGCCTTTGCGCTGTTAAGTTGAGCCGCGATGTCGACGATGGAACCAAAGGTCACTGCACCGGCCGCGATGGTGGCGGTCGTGGTGTAGTTGCTGTTGGTGACCAACGCGAGAACGGTATCAACCATGCTCTTTCCGAGAGCGTGGGCCGCTTGCGCTGCAAAGCGCTCGACCAAGTTGATCGAGGAGCTGGTGCGCTCGTCATCATTCAAAGCGTACGAGACGTGTTTGAAATTTGAGAGGGTCACGGCGACATCCGTCTGAGTTGCATCGCCAGCCACGTATCCGGCCGTGCTGGAATAATCCGAGGCAGACTGGATCGAGACGGTGTGGGTTATGATCGCGTCACCCTTGCGGGCGGTAGCGTCCGAGAAATCGGAAACGCCGGAAGCGATCCATGAGTAGTTTTCAACCAGCAATTCGAGAGCACGTTGTGCTACGACTTTGCCGTTGCTCGTTGTTGCGAGGCTATTTGCCATAGTTCTATCCTTCTTTCTTAGTTATCGTGCGAGCTTGATTTGGTTGAAAATCTCCGCCGCACGACGGGGATCTTTTTCTGCGTTAAACTTCGCGAGAAGTTCATTACGAGAAAGGGGTTTGGCTTCGCTGATCTCGACGGGCTGGGTGCCTTTGCTGGCTTCCAGCTCGACAGTGAGGCGAGCGAGCTTGGTTTCGAGAGCGACGATCTTGTCGTTAGATTCCAGATTTGCGCTGGCTTCGGGTGCAGGAGCCGCTTCGACAGCGGGTGCTTCTTCTGCCACGGGTGCTTCGGCTACTGCGGGAGCATCCTCGACCACGGCTTCAAACTTGGCGGCAAATTTGCCGACGAGTTCGTCGATCCGGGCGGAGAGAGCGGCGATGGCCTGCTCGGCATTAAACGCCGGGGCCGCCGGTGCTTCGGGCGCGGCTTCGATAACCGGCGCTGATTCTTTTACGGTTGTGTCCATATTAAGCGATTTGCGTGTGTCAACCCGTGCAGAATAAACGCCTGTCGGATTGGCCGCTGGGGTAGTCACGAGATCGACGGAGTAGAGCGTGCTGACGTCAGCCAGTTGGGTGCCGTCCTCTGCCATCCTAGGCACACCACTGAAGCTGATGGAGAATCCAATCTGCCCAGGGAGCGTGCCGATTAGCTCACTGAAGTAGGCAAACCCCTCGTGGCTCTCAAACAAGGTGAGATCCGCACGGACACGGCCGCCGTCTAAGGTAAAGTTTTCTAGGTATCCGATGATGTTTGAGACGCTAGAGCTGTGGTCAGAGAGTACCTTTACTTGGCCGAGATCATTCCCAGCCCGGACGACTTGTTCCAGAGTGTCTGCGTCGATGACCATCCCGTGACCCAAAGCAGGGCCAGCGGTGATGACGGAAATTCCCTTAAATAGTTTTTGAGCCATGCCCGCGCATGGCGTGTCAAATTACTCCTGCGAAGGTGGCGGAGGAGTCAGGTGGGCGTTAATCTTTTTTAACTCGTAAGTGGATTTTTCTAGTTCCGCGATCGCCTTCTTGAGTAATTCCTCGCTACGAGTTGATGAGTTCGCAATCTGAAAAACAAACACGGGCAAAAGCAAGAGCAGTACCCCTAACACGAAAGCTGCGACAATAAGTAAGCTATATACAATTCCTCCTACGCCTTCCATTCCTCCAGCCTGCTCCTACCGGGCAGGCTTAATCAACTACTTTCTCTTTTTTGTTTTTGGCTTTGCCCCGATCCCGATCGCCTTGACCACCATGTTCATCTCTTTTGGGGTAAGGTTAAAATCTGGTTCGTCACGCATTGTGAAGGTTTCTGTGGATTGAACGGATGCTTTTACCGGCTCAATGGCTTCCTCAAGTTGGGGCTGGACGGTCGTATCCTCTGGCAACGGTGCGGCCGGTGGCGTGACGGCCACGGCTTCAGTAGGAGCAGCGGGTGCGCCAGTAATCTGCACGTCTGCCATAGTCAGCCCAGCTTCCTGTGCCTTTTGCTTAATGTAGATCTGCTCGGCAATCTTCTGATTTACGATCTCCTGCCAATCCGATCCGCGCTCTGCGCTAATGTCGGCCAGAGTCTTAATTCCCATCTTTAGATCCTCACGGTCGGCGGCGCTGTCCCGGCCGGCGTCGATCGTGGTGCGGGCTGGGGTGTGATAGACCGCTTCCCACCACATCGCCATTCCCCTGGGCGGAGTTAGATCGCCACGTTTAATCGCCTTGGCCAGTGCCCACTTGCGAACCCGTTTCAGCATCTGCTCGATCACCGCGTCTGAAATCTCATCGAATCGACGTTGAGCCTGGGCAAGAACGAACCGCTGGCTGGGGCCGGTCAGCTCATTAGGCGACCAGATGTAGGCGTAGGGTACGCCAAGCCCAGACGCCACTGCCCGGATGTACTGATCCATGTGCTGCTGCAAGTTTTGGCTGGGCCGATCGTTTTTGATCTCTCGCAGTGTCTTACCCATCGGGACGTTGACTAGGGCACCACCGCCGAAAAGGTTGTCGGTCGTTAGGTTTGTTGAATCAGTCTCTGTCGGGTTAAAGAATCCTGGGCCAGAGTTAGTCGTCGATTCGATTGCCATGCCGATCTGCCCTGCCCGCTTACAGGCCAGCATCTCATAGTCCAGAATCTCGTCCCGATCCAGTAGCAGATTGATGCACGATGCCAGCTTGGATAGTGACCGCACTTCGTCTGCCCTATCGCGTTCCGCCAACAAAATCAGATCGGCGGCCTGCACCTCTGTGAACGTGTCGCCGTTTATCCCGGTGCGAATGTAGTAGCTTAGTGGGCGGCCAAATTTGTTCATGCGAACGCCGTCAAAAATCTTGGCGTCGTCCTTCACGTAAGACGGAGTTTCACAGCGGTGCCCTTCAACCATCTGCAACATCGGCCAGCCGTCGCCGTTATCAGTTAAAAGAATGAATATCTCGTTATCGCGTAGCATCGTGCGGGTGGCCACTTGCTGCATCGCTTGGTAAGTAAGAATCCCGCGAACGTCACAAGAGCCTTCCCACATCGCCAACCACTCCTCTGTCGCCTTGTTCCAGCCCTCGTCCTTTGTGCGTGCCTGGCATTTGATCCCAGCGCCGATTGCGTTCCGCGTCATCGTATCAATCGCCCCGCGAACGATAGCACTATTGTAACAGAGCCAGCGGGAAAGGGCGGCGATCGATTGCCGAGATGCCGAGCTGACGTCCAGCTTTGTGTCGGCCAGTTGGGCGTCTACCCAGCGGCGTTTGCGTGGATCGTGCCGGGCGGCATTAACCATGCGCGACCAGCTTGAAATCACTTTGCCGACTATGTCCATTTTAGTAGGTGGTTTCCTTGAACCGTGGGTAGGTAACGAGACTCTGATCGCCTGTAAAGATTGCGGCCACCTCGGCGTCGTTCTTGCCCTGGATCAATCGCCAACCGTCCAGAGCTGCTTTTGCCACCTCAACGGGAGTGATGCCGGCGGTGACTTGGTAGCTGAAGGATTTACCAGCCACGCTTGCGTTAATCATTGTCCGGCCTCCGTTTTGAAAAACGGTTGCCTGTCCGGCGGCAATAGACTCCAAGGCCAGCAGCAACGCGGTAGCGTTTTTGCTGCTCTGAATCCAAAGGGAAAAAAGGAGAGCACGATCCACGACTCCGTTCCCATCGTGTCAATCATACCTTCGCCTCTTGGGCCATCGCTGCTTCCGCTTGAATCACCTTCCCCCACACCGCAAATCCAGCCAAGTAAGTTTCGCAATCATATAAGTGGTCTTGTCTGCCCTTTACTCGAATCCACTCATAAACGTCCTTGCCGGTCTTGCGGTTAATGCGATGCGCCTTTCTGTGGCTGGCCATGTGCTCCCGATATTCTGGGCTGACGTCGTGGGCGACTTCCCAGATCGGCCCCTGCCCTCGTCGCAACCAAGCCAGCAAATCTTGGCAGGCCGGTGAGCTGAGAAGGAGCAAGCGACAGCCTGCGTCCGTCGGTTGATCCGAACTGTGCACCGACTTCATCCGGCCAGCTTGGCTTTCGATGTAGTAGTATTGGCGATCCTCACCCTTTACCGCGATGAATCCGTATCGCGCCGCCAATCTGTATGTGTCGTGGGCCTCATATCCTGAATCAATACAGGTGTGAATGTTTTTCACGCCTAGCTCGGCCAGCGTGTGAGCCACGTCCTCGATCGTTCGACGGCGGCCTTCTTCGATAAGCCTACTCGATCCATCCCTTGCGAACGCACGCACCACGAACCAAAACTCGTCGATCTGTCTGTCGATTGCAGCCAGCTTAATGTGATCCGTTTCCCATTCCTGCTTTTTTGCAAAGGCTCCGGGCGGGATATTGTTTAGCTCGTTGTCGTCGAACTGATCCTCCCAAGGCATCGCACTCCACCCATTCACCCATCCTTGCAAGCCGTGCAGATAATGCTTTTCCGTCAAAAACTTTTTAGCGCAATCAGCGAACGTGATTGTCGGTGAGTACCAGCTCGGCAGGCGAAACGATCGACGGCCAACCTCCGAGCTTGCGTTTGCCGCCACCCACTTACCCTGCTCAATCGACTGACGGCGATTGCGTTCACTCCAAGGAGCGTCGCACTTAGTGCAGTAGTAAGCTGCGGTTTCTGTCACCTTTCGCATGTCCCATTTCCCATCCTCCGATCGTGCCGTTTCATCCCATCGTATCTGCCCGAACTCCATCGCCTGAAACTCTCCGCAAGCATGGCAAGGGACGTGGAAAGTTTCCTGCGTACCAGCTTGGTAGTTGATCCAGATGTCGCCGGTGTTGAGCGTCGGGGTAGATGTCAGAACGTGCTTACGTTGCGGGAACGCCTTTGTCCGTTCCAACGCCAGGGAGTAAGCGGCTGCATCCTTTTCGGATGGGGCCGCAAAAGAATCCAGCTCGTCCAAAACGGCGATGCAGATCGGGCGTGAACTAAGATTGGCCGGACTGTTACTGCCAACCAGAGAAAGCGTCATCGTTGCAAACTGCATCTCGAGGATCTTTAGGTCGTCCAGATCCTGCGGGAATAGTCGCTTCACTGGTTTGCACTTTTCAAAGATCGGAGTCAGTCGCGTCTCACTATACGACCTAGCCAGATCCGCGTTTGGCATAACCAGTAACGCCGGCGCGGGATCGTTTGCAATCCTGTACGCCAGCCAGATGGCCAGCGTCAGCGTCTTGCCTGTCTGCGAACCCCAGCAAAGGGTGACCGTGTGAACGCCCGGATCGGCCAGTGCTTCCAGTACCCCCCGCACGTAAGGCGTCCACGTTGTGTTATATAAACCCGGCCGAGCCGTCAGCCTGCTGTCTAGCTGGATGTTTTTCTCCGCCCACTCAATCACCCCTGGCGGCTTTTCGTAGTGCCAGCGTATGCGTGCTCGTCGGCGTAGCTCCTCTTGAGCCTTCGTCACAGAGCTGCCTCTACCTGGCGCATGATCTGCCCGACTTCGTTCTCGACCTCTGCCTCCACTTCAACCGCTGGCCTGTTTGCACAGATCGGCGCCAACCGCTTTGCCATTCCTTTAAGTAGTGGCACAAGTGCGTTATCCCTTGCGGCTAGTACCTTGTCGGCTTCGTCCACTGGCACCATCGTGCCCTCCGCTTGGTCGATGTCTGGCCGGTCGCCCTTCATGCGGCGCAGTGCTTCCACTAGCTTTGTATAGTTACTGATCAACTCCGAGCGGTCGGCCCTTGTATCGTCCTTTGCAGATTCGCCCAGGCTCGCTGCCAGATCCTCAAGCCGCTGGATCTCCACGTCCAGCCCGCCGCCCTTCGCCTTAACGAGCGGCTGGGCCTCCACCTTCTTACGCTGTAGGTAGACGGTGGCGCGGGATTTACCCGTGGCCGCCATCGCCCTCTTAACGTCGTGATTAACTGGCCTACCCATAAGACACAACTATCGGGGGGCCACACTCAAGGAATTTACGGGAGTCGTTTCCACCGCGATGTTTCTACTCAAGGAGACTCCTAGTGTAGAAAAAAAATTTCTAC